CTCTTCCGATCTGCTCTGCGTAGTCGCATGGAAAGTGCCCGGGAAGGACCCATTGATATAGACACACGCTATAGTGCATAGCCCATGCCTATATACTAGACACATTATGTATTTGCTTGATCAATTAAAAAAGAAAGCTCATGTACCAGCCGATCAGGATAGAATTCCTGTACTTGCCTTCCTATCTGAGATAATACCCTATGGTTAAGTATGCTGCCATACTCACTAACTGTAATGAGGGGCTTAATAGGCACGTCATTACCATCATTGCTAACCCTCTGATGCCGTTGTACGAAGCCATAAGATGTGCCTGTTTTATACTCACCGCGTGCGAACACACGTACTGCACCACCGGCGATCATGAAAGCATATGGAATGATCTCCCTCTCACCCCGCTTTATCTCTACACTTACACCAACAACGGGATTCTTTTTAGCTTGGGTGAACTGCTTAATTTTCTGCTCGCCCTTGCGTGATATTTTTATTGACTGTGATGATGTTTCCTGTTTAGGAGAAAAGGCATCTATTGGAATTGGCTTCCTTGATGCAAACAACTTACCTGTAAGGGTAGCGGTATTAGCACGCTTATAATCGATGCCAGAAAGGTTTTTTTGAGATATATTATAAACTGCCTTTATTTCCTTACGTGCAGCAGTACGACCTTTTTCAAGGCTACGATTGATAGCCCTTGCACATGCAAGCGCTATCTGCTTTTCAGAAAGCTCATAATTCAACCGTTTGAGTGCTTCGACTGCACTATCAGTTTTTATGTAGATCATAGTACTGTGATATACACAGTACAACTCGGGGGAGAGTATGATGCAATATTATATCGAAAATAACAAGCTAAAAAGCTGTTCCGTAACTAGTTATCCACAAAAATTTTAAGCTACCTTTATAATGCTGTTACTCCACGTTATAAACCTCATAATGTTCGATAGATTTCCCGTCTGGGGCACTTTGAAGGAATTGTTGTTAAAATTCGGGGATTGTTCAATCATGAGCAATCCCTTTTCCTTTAGTGGCGCGGTTTGCAGCGCAAACAAAGGGTCTATGTATGGTGTTCGATAACTTCCGTCCTTGTAATATAGTTTGTTATCGAACACCATTGAAATGAAGGATTTCTTACTATACATATCAGCCTGATTATATATTTCCTTAACATTTGTCAGGTGATAAATGTGCTCCGAATGACGAGCCCACACATCTGCTATAGGCATATTCAGCTGGTCTATTTCATCATTGAGTAGAAAACGCTCAGATTCATACCTGGTTTTCCATTTGCGGTACGTTCCATCATCAATGCCGCCGGTAATATACTTTTCTTCCAGACCGTCAATTTTCACCTCTAATGCGCGAAGATCACGGCGTTTCTGCACAATGGAATCTTCATTGACTTTTATATCTTCTTTCAGCGCTGCAATTACCTGCTGCTCCATGAATTCTATCTCATGGCTCTCAAAAGAAAAATGAGTTAATATATCGTCAAACTGGTTATGCAACTTTATTGCAGGATTGTTTTTCTTACAGGTAAGACACACATAATACCAGTAATGGGCATTCTTACCTTTACTACGGCTGGTTGTCATCATCCTTCCACATTCACAATACAATGAGCCCCGCAATGGCACTACCTCATTATCAGACTTGTTCCTTTGGCGGCCGCTCAGTATCGATTGTGCGGCATACCAGGTAGACTTGTCTATAATAGCATCATGCTGGCCATCCACAAACTTTTCCTGCTCATTGTAATACGCGGGCACCTTTATCATGCCGGCATACGCTGGATTAGATAGCATACGCCTCATAGCGCTATTGCCGTCCATGGTCAACCCATCAGGCTTCAACTCCTTTCTAATTACTTCAAGTGATCTCCCTGATATAAACAACTGAAAGCATCGACGTACAATAGCTGCCTTATCCTCATTAACTACAATTATGGGCTTATTGTTGCCGTCCCGGGCATTTTTATAGCCGAACGGTGCCATATGCAAAAAGCGGCCCATTTTAGCCCCTTGGTGCAATCCTGCCTTTGTTCTTTCCTTGATGATGTTAAGTTCATTATTGCCATTCAGCAGCAGCTGTGTGCGCATATAAAAGAACATTGGGCTCTCAGGATGCAGCCCTATATATTCCAGTGCAGATAATACTATTATCTTATACTTTTTCTCTATTTTGTCCAATACCTGTAGCGCTTCAGCTACATTTCTGGAAAAGCGATCATACTTTTTTACGATCAGGTAATCTATGTCACGGTGATTCTGTTCAATGAATTTTTCCAGCTGCTGCCAGCTGCGTCGGTCAAAGTTCTTTGCACTCTGTCCATCATCCTCAAACAAGCCTATAAGTTCTATATCGCTACGCCTGCAATATTCAATGATAATATCCTTCTGGTCTGATAATGACCAGTTAGATTGATCTTTCTCTGAAATACGCAGGTAACCTATTGCTTTGGGCATTATTTTACGATAACGTTTAAGTCGATGTGGTAATCTAGTATGTAATCTATAGCGTCAAGAACACTATCAATAACTGGTGTGTGTTCGCTTTCTACAGCAATGCTTTTAACGCGATCGATGAATTGCGTTTGGTCAGTAGTTTTCATTATCTCTCGGCCTTCAGCTTCGTTAAAGATGGTGTAAGTCATAGCTTTTGTATTTACGTTATTGTATATTTGTTAGGGTTGATTTTGTTTGTTTTGCATTCAATATTTGTGATGCATACATCTTAGCCAATAAAATTAGCAATTCCTTTCGTTTTTCAGGAATTAAGGGTATTTCCTTTACAGAAGATGTCGGTATTTTCTTTTGCATAAGGTGAATTATTTATATATCGTCTTCAAAATCAGGGAGATCAGGTATGATTGCTATTTCAAATAGGGCAAACATTTCAGCCCAACGCTCTATTATCTTTTCACGCTCTGCAGGGCAACTGTATTTGTCATCACATAGCTTTTTACCACGTATCCATCTCTTACTCCTACAGTTCAGGCCATATTGAACATTCCAATGTCCACCTACATATAATACCAACGTGCCTGATTTGCGTATTCTCATATAACTATCTTATAGGTATCGGGTTCATACTCATTGTTTCCAGATTCAGGTATAACCCGTGATATCTTATTTTAGCCTCCCGGAACATCTTCCAAAGAAGATCCATTCCCATATTGGCCAGATTGGTGTTTATAAGCAGATCCTGCCGGCCCAATGCCTCAGCAAGTGAGCAGCTGGGCCCCTGTTCATTCATTTTACCTATGTTGAATATTGATGGATGTAGTTTATCTACTGTGGGCAATATGCCGCGGCATGCAAACTCGCTATCCTTTGGCTGTTCTACAGACTGAAACGTTCCAATAACCACCTGTCCGCGGTCTTTCATATTTCCATAGTCCATCCAGTAGTAAGCCATTTGATATGGTTCACATCTGCCACGGTGATAATTGTAGGCCTTCTTGAGCATGTTTTCTTCTCTGATCACTGCTACTACAGTCTGCTTGATCATCTTTCTGGCAGGGCCAGAATCAACGCAACTGATAGTGATATTGGCCGTTTTGTGCTTGAAACGCTCGTTGAATAGTTCAGGATATGCCTCCCACCTCAAACCAAAGAATCGGTTTATCCTGCTGATCAGGACCACACTCTTTGCGCTATCAATGTCGGCATCACTAAAAAGCTGCCGCCCCTTATTTGCTTCCGTCACCAGATCAGGATCTATTGCCCTTACATGCAATCCGGGGTGTTCCAATGATCTCAGGGCACTGTCCATGCGGGCCAGTGTATTTAACACTTGGCTACCAGTACCACCACATCCTATTACATTAACTGTTACAGGGTGCTGTGGGTCTATCAGGTAAGGATGGGTATAATGTATCGCTTCTTTATTTTCCATTGACTATCTTGCTTATCAGGTCACCAAATGTTTTGTAGGTCTTATTTTGTACCAATTCCGATTTAGGGAATGGTTTACTACTCGCTATCTGCTGGGCCCATACTTTTTTGAGTGCCGTCTTGGTCATTGCACCAGATTCATGTGTCTGGTCAGCCATAAAGAATCCGCGCTCATATCTTTCAGCCTCCTGTGCATAGGTGGCCATCTGCTTATCACCCACTTTTGCTGTGCCAAGGCATACACTACCACCTATACCGGTATTAAAGAACGGAGCGTTATAAAGTTTCGTTTTCGCGGTTGGTCGGGTATTATCAGCCAGGGCAAACATGTAAAGGGCATTATTCCGAAGCATATACAGTGTTGCAGGTACCCAGGCTTCTTTCGATTCCTTCATATTCATTGCGGTGTGCAGGTTCAGCATACGCTTCATAGCAGGCCTGTACCAAACTATTACGGTTTCCCCTATCTTGTTATCGCAATACAGCAGATGTTCAGATACTTCGCCTCCCATGTTCATACTGATGGTGTTGCTCTTGGCATAGCTACGTGCTATATCCTTCAGCACATCATTGGCCATCGGTACGGCCTGCATCAGTTCGTATTTGTCGCCATTTCTCTTTATAGCACGTTGCTCGAGATAATAATCATTCGACCTATCGGCATAAATGATAATAACCGAATGTGGTGACATGATTGTATTGGTAAGGTCTCTTTTCATATTATGTCAGTATGTCTATGAGTAAATTTGATTTCACTTCAGCCTTGGGCTTATAGAAGTAGTCACGGTACCGCGTATGGAAGATGCGCCAGCCATCATACATAAATTCAGACAACTCTACCGGAAAGATCCGCGCATTGACAGGTTGCATTTTCTGCCCTGGTTTAGTAACAGAGAACATTTGAGCATGTACTCTGCCATAATTATCGTCATCCTTCCACTCTGCATTTGCCGCACGGGCCACTTCGTCATCCTTACCGTCATACCATACTATTTTGTAAGACCTGAAGGGTGTAACTGTATTTTTCGGATAGAATGAGGGTAAATAGGTATATGTGTTGATATTCTGGCCACCAGCTGCGAGGTCAAGGCCGCACCTTAACCACCATATTATCGCCCGCTTACGTTTGCTATTGGCATTATATTCTACTATTCTGGCACGTAGGTCAGCCAGCTTCACAATCTTCTGCCGTTGTCTTATCAGCTTCAGATATTGTACTGGTTCACCTATAGAATACAACTCATGATATTTACTGGAATCTTTTGTAGCCCATGCAGCGCCGTGACACTCAGATAGGTTAGCAATAGCAGTACTAAAATCTCCGTCATTATCCCACAGCGGTATTTTATTGTATTTACATACCATAGCCAACACATCAATTATGAGATCATGCAATTGCTCGTCTCTTGGTTTCAGTCCGGGCAAAAAATCCAGTTCTATCCATGCCGCCCTTATTAACTTTTGCGAATTATAAGGACGACATATGACAAAACAATACCTCGTTTTACCGTTGTCATCATATGTGTCTATCATCCAATTGTCCCCCTTCGCTAACGGTCCCAACTTTCTCAGCAGCCATTGTATTACATGTATGGGTGATGTTGCCGCGCTAAATTTTGGCTCTTTAAGTGCCTTATATTTCGGCTGGGCCTTCACTATCTCATATAGATCGCTGATACATTGCAACTGCTTCTGTTCGGTATCTATGAGGTCCAGCAGGCGTTCTTCGTTATCATCCTGCACAGTCCTGAAGCCAGATAACATCATCAATTCAAACATGCTTTTCGCACGTATATCCTTGGTCAAAAAATGAAGTCCAAGCTGGCCGGGGGCAATAGCTTCAATTGTGGTCTGTCCACTTCCATTAGCTGCCTTTCGTCCTTTATCTGTCTGGCTAGCACTTTTGCCGGCGACTTTTCTGACAGTTTTATTGCTACGGGTATTTCGTACTTGCATTTGAGTTTCCTCCGGCTTTTTAGATAGTCTGTGATCATATCTTACCCTAGTCTGCCCGCTTGGGTGGTGAATGTATAATTGGCTTTATCCTTCACGATTGTCGGGCCCTCTACATTGGCTGTGGTTAATTCGGGATGCGTAGCACCATAAAACTTGCATACCTCCAATGCAGAAAGTGAAGTATTCGGATCAGGCAGGTTGATGGTTTCTTTCCCTTTTTTGAAAATGAACACCCGCTCCAGGTTAGTTATTCTTATCGCCATCTTCTTCTGTTTTTTCGGTTAATGTTTCAGTTTCGTTATCAATGATCTCGCCAGGCGTTTCTTCTTCGCCTTCTATCTGGCTTCCTTCTGTGTCGTCTTCTTCCTCACCATCTTCTTCACTGAACGCAAAACCCTGTGCAGCAGTTGTGTTCTTCTTTTTCTCCTGCTTCTTTTCAGTTGTCTTGGGAACAGATTTAGACGGCGTAGCGGGTGCAGTGGCAGTCTTGGCGCTCTTTGCAGAATCTACAGCTTTCTGCTTTTCATTCTCTATATCAGCAAGATCCTTTTCAAAACCTTCGATATTGAGCAATACACCTGTTGCCCTTTTCAGTGGCTCACTGATGCTAGGCAAAAACTCCACGTCAAGTTCAGCCGGTGAGCCTGTCGCAATGAGCGGTCTCAGGTTCGCTGTGCCTTCCGGTAATACCTGAATGGTCATTTCACCATTCTTCTCCAATATTTTCAGGGTGATATTGGTAGCACCGCCGCATATCTCTGATAACTTTCTGAAAAATTCCATGTTTTTTATATTTGTTTGTTGAGTAATTAATTGACCATTTGGGTAATGAGAGATCGGTAAGACATATCGCTTTCAGTAGTGATCATGATGGCCTTTGTGTCACTGATTACATTCATTTGTAAGGACACATAGCTTATCTGACCCAGCAACTGTAGCATGTATTTAGGGGTAATGATCACTTTATCTACCTCACCGGTATAAGTCGCAGGCACCTTAACCTTTATAGTTCGCCCATCAGCCTTACCCTCTATGATGATGTGGCCCTTTTCTTTCTTCAGGTGCACTGTCGAATTCTCTCCCGTCAGTTCCACCATCCGCATAGCATTGCGCAATTCTTCAGTCGCAAGGCTAAGGTTGGAACCGTCAGCTTTAGGGATGATAGATTTATAGTTCGGGTATTTTTCAGACTGAAGCGTGCCTATTATCTTCATGTTATTGCTCACAAAGCATAGGTGTGCATCATTCCAGCTGAGGCTTGTTTCCTTCATTCCTTTCAGGGCCTTGGCCACCTTAGTGTTCACAAGTAGGGAAACATCTTTGCCCTGTTCCACTGTAAAGGTCTTTTCCAGCAGCACATAGGAGTTCGTACTCACCACAGCTGCAACACCATCTTTGATTTTAAGCAATATCTTCTGCAGGGCCGGGAGGTTACCATCATTAGACACTGTATGTGCTGCTGCACCCATCCACGATATAAATTCACTGTCAATACCCACGCTGTTTTCAATAGAGAACTGTGGCAGCTCTGGAAAATCCGCTGGTTCTTCCAGTCCTGTCAGCTTAAATTCATCCGCATACGATGTCAGCACGGCATTTGTCTTAGGGGTTTTACCACCTCCCACCACCAGTTCAATAGTTAAGCTATCTGTGGTGATCAGCTGAAGGTGATGGTAGATGTAATCAAATGGCAACAGAAACGAATATTCCGCGTCGGCATCATTGATTATCTCCATATTGCCTATTACTGTTACCAGCAGATCTGTAACGATCACCTCTGCATTTGTCTGCTTTACTTTCACAAGTATATTGTCCAGTATGCGCATAGCAGGGTGTTTAGCCACCACTTCCTTGGCTTTTTTCAGAATAGCCAGCAGATCAGGAATTTTAATTGTTATCTTTTTCATATTCATTTTGGTTAACGAAGTATTTAATTTACTGTATCGTGTTGCCTCACCTGGCACTTCTATACAATGGCTGCATAGGTCATATTCAAGCCACCAGCAGTTACCAAACTCAGGGTGATAACAAGCATCCATTTCATGGCACCCACATAGGCGGCACTTTCTCGTAGCTACTGGTTGTTTGCCCATTCCGATTCGCTTTGATGCGGTACATCCCTTACTTCAAGGCTCTCTATCCTGTAAGCGCTGAGGTTGGTATAAATGATAGGCTGCTGATTCAATGTGCCTTCCTTTTTAGTACCGGCAATGGTAAAGTATACCCTTACTCTGTCACCGATCGCATGCATATCCACTAGGTCGCAGCGATGGTTCACCAGCTGAAATAACCCATAGTTTTCATAGATGTTATCCTGATAGGCATAAGTTAAGTCCACAACAAACAACCGTGTGCTGAATTTCTCAGTGATGTTCTTTTCAGGATATACCTCTCTCAGGATGCCTTCTATCTGGTGGCTGTTGTCTCTGGTTATGAATTGCGGATCTACTTGTTTCTTGCTCATACAAATAATTATGATATTTAGAATAAGCCACCTTGCAATTCATCCGATGTCAAAGGCCTTACCTTCACCAGTATTCCCAGATCATCACGCAGATAAGCCATTTTCTGGTGGTAGTCCTTCATGATGAACAGTTCAGATGTTATATCTTGCTGGCCATACCTGGTAATCTCACTGAGTTTCTTGCGCTCACTTTTCTTTTGCTTGATCTCGTCTTTCCTTGGCTTCACATAAGATTTCAGATCATCTTCCTTCATGTCGATCTCATTTACCAGATCGTCCAGTACTTTACGGGTTTCGGTGAGCTCTGTCTCCGTAAGTATTTTTGTATATGTTTCCTTTATCGTGTCAAAATTGTCACGCATCCGATGCAACCTTTCTTCAGGTGTCGCGTCCGGCATAAATTGTTTGTCCTGTTCTTGCATAAAAAAATATTAGTTATTAATTCAATGTTTTTCTACTCCATTCCTTATGTTCCCTGTATCGCTCTATGATGGGAGCCACATCACTGCCGGGCACCACCATGATCGTCATTTTCAGTTCTGGCACATACACCGGTACCTTATGAGCCTGAGATACAGTTTTCAGGCGCTTCTTTTTAGTTACCATGTGCCCGCTGCCTACCTGTGGCTTATCGATCATTGGTTTTCTTGCACCCATAGCTCAAATTCTAACTGCACCAACAATTCAAGTTCATTCAGGAAGTGCTTAGCCACATGCTTTGCAGTAGGCTCATCCTTGTAGTAATCCCACGGGCGGACACCGAGATTCGCACCCGAACCGTCGCAGCCGCAATCGCCGAACGACAGGCCGAAGCCCGCAGGGTTGGAACTATCTGCTACCATATTTACCCATATGCGCCACTTCTGTTGCTTAGCGTCATACATCTTTGCCAACCATCCACCATTCATCACGCGGTTGATCAGCTTGCAGCGCTTGGTCTGCATTTCGATTCGGCTTTCCAGGCTGTTATCATTTTCCGGTTTGTGGATATATTCATTAATATCCACAGCTGCTGCCATACATACATCAGCAAAAGTGGTGATGTCCCTGTAATCTTTCGTAACAGCTGCCTTTACCGGTTGTTGCCCGGCAAGTATCATCAATACTTTTTGCAGTTCAGGTGATGCAGCCTTAACAGCGGCATCGAAATTGTCTTTAATGATTTCAAGCTTTTGCATAACGTTTGTTTTATATGTTTTTAACTATTTTATCCTAATCTCCTATCCGGAGCGATGAATTCAATGATGTTGAACCTTTCCATGATCCTGCTCCATATCCTGGGACCATACCTTTCCTGCAATAGTTTCGCACTAAGGTTGGTGCTGATGTGGGTCATATGCCATGCAAGCGATGTGTTAGAATACCTTCCGGCTATCACGTCAGCCAGTATGTCTATCTTGTTTCCGTAGATGTTTTTTTCTACATCTGTACCTAGATCATCAATGCACAACCCAATGTCCTCATGGTAAAAAGTATCTATGTATGGCGATATCTTCCTGTGAATACCGCTGTATTGTTTGATTACCTTGTGCACTTCCTCTACATCTTTGCGCATGGCTATCTGATTCACAAACTCTGCGGCGTTCACAACATCATAGCATCCGCGTTTATTATTGCTGAAAGCCTTCAGTATCTCAGTCTTACCAACACCCACACTCCCGGCTATAAGCAATCCCTTATTAAGTTTCCAGTTAAAGTGAACCATACCCGTGCCGCTTTCATCTGGCTTGCATAACCTCTCAAATCCTTCATGATTCGTGAAGTAGTAACAAAGCGCTTTTATGATATCCCTGTTATGTTCATCAACCTTGAACATCTTCCGGCCATCCCTCCCATCAATGTAGGCGCTGTAGCCTATCTGCTTTGCACGGGTGACGATCAGGTAGTCATACATCATCTGTGGCGACCAGGGAGCAAGAAATATATCCTTTCGGCGATTCCATTCATCGCGCTCCATGCGATCTTTTTCACGGTAGTACTTTTCGCGCTTAGCATTATTCAGTGTTGCTTCTACCTCTTCGCCACTGAGTTCAATGTTATCCCAAGGGTTTTTGCTCCCAGAATCCGCCACCACCGGACTGTAAGATTCCCTTTCCAGTAACTCCCCGATCAGTATTGGCGTTGGTTTTGTTTCCTGCATAGTTTACCAGATTTTTCCAGCCACTCGCTATGGCCTCGTTTATAATTGCAATTGCATTTTTCTCGTCACCTGATGTCTTTACCCATAGCTGTTCAAGTGCCAGCTGTTCCATCTGCAGAGTAAAGCTGAAAACATGTTTTTCACGCTTGTACTTTTTCCAGCTATTCCACGATTCAGCAAATTCCTTGCTATCCCAAGGGTATTTTACTTTCTGACTTGATAGAGTATCGATACCCTTTGTATAGTCTATCGATAGACTAGAAGTATCTATATCAGTATTATTAAGATTATTATTACTATTTAATATTGATTCTTTAGTAACAGATATATCTTCTTCTTCTTCTTTTTCTTCAAGACTATGTATAGTCTTTACATAGTCTATAGTATAGTCACCCCATAGACTATGCTTTTTAAGTTCAGATATATACCTTTGATGTGGTTTATTCTTAATGTTTTCCTCAATCAACTGGCCATATTGGAACAAACAGAAATTTTTTATCCACCACTTCTTACCTCCCTTCACTTCTTTCACCTGTATCTTGAATGCTTCCAGCACCTCAGCCTTTTCCAATTGCAGGCCTAAAAGTTCACAGGCAAATTCAATATCTTCATCCCACACGCCCACACAGTCGCAGTTATCAAGTATATACAGCCAAAACAGCTTCATATCCTTGCTCAACTTCCTGAACCACTTATTCTTAGTCCACTTATCGGTATCAGTAAATCTCTTGGCCATTACGTGAATACAAATCGTTTATCTTGTTTCTTGATCGTCGTTACTATCGGTAGTTGTTCTTTGGGTACCAGTTCCATGGCCATCGTCAGATACTTAGATCCTGAGAAGGCTACATGCATCTTGTCACCAATTTTAATCTGCATCCATAAGCATTGGTGGTAGCCGCTGTTCGGATATTTCGATTGTTCTATCCGGTAATCGTGTATTTCTATTTCTTGGTCCAGAAGATCTTCCATGTCTTTCTTCTTTCCCACAAAGGGTTGTGCGTCTGCTGGCAGTTGTATTTTCAGGTCGTTCCATTTGTTCATAGAGTAGTAGTGTCTTTTTCAGGTGCCGGCAGTTACCATGGCTTAGGAAACCATTGTATGAGGCAATAGCGTAAGGATTAGTAGATTTTTTAAGTTTGCGGGCACAGCTCTGCTTGATGCGTTTGCGCACCCTGATATGGGTATGCCTGAATACGTAGCCTACAAAGTCAAGGCCGCGCACATCAACAGGAAATACCTGGTGATTGTTTTTTACTTCCAGACGAAGCACGTCCTTTAGGTAACTGGTGATGTCGGTAAGAAGCTGGTGAAGGCTTTCTTTATCCGGTGACAGTATCACCAGATCATCCGCATAGCGGAAATAGTATTTTACTCGCTTTACTTCTTTAAGCCAATGATCAAACCCAGTCAGGTAGAAGTTGGCCAGGTACTGGCTCAGGTAATTCCCTATGGGCAATCCCGGTGCACTGTCAATGATCACGTCAAGTAACCATAGCAGATCGTTATCCTTTATCTTACGGCGAAGCAGTTGCTTCAATATGTCATGATCAACGTTAGGATAGAATTTCCTGATGTCCAGCTTCAGGCAATATTGTGTGCCTGGCACATCCCTCAGCGCTCGTTTCACAGCATAGAAGGCGCCGTGTATGCCTTTTCCCTTTACACAGCTATAAGTATCAGCAGTGAACATTTTAGTAAAGACATTTTCAAGATAATTGAGTATCGCATGATCTATTATCCTGTGTGGGTAATAAGAACATCTGTAAACGTCTCTCTCTTTGGGCTCGAATATTTTGATAATATCATATTCACGGCTAATGTATTTTTTATACAACAGCATGTTGCGAATTCTCAGGATATTAGCGGCACGTTTCTTATCGTGCCGCCTTATCCCATAATTATTGCCTTTACCCTTACGAGCCTTTTTATCGGCCAGTTCCAGGTTTTCGACACTGCAGATGCTTTCGTATATTTTGCCTATTCGTTTCAAGCCTATGTCTTTTGGGTCAGCTTCGCTTTCGCTACCACAGCCCCGATTCACATCGTTATTTTTTACCAAGAGGTAAGGCCTGCATTACTTCATTTCTTTATCATAGATGGACACTGAGATTCGCATTCGAATTGTCGTAGTTGCAATCGTTGAACGACAGGCTGAAGCCTGCAGGGAACCCAGCTATAGTAATGCACAACCTGTATTAGCTTATTCCAGCATCCAGAGCGCCACAAACTTCATCAGCTGCTCCCACTCTTCTTTGAACTGTTCAAAAGCAAATTCTCCCCTCTCATAGTCGGAAAATTGCGGGCGGACACCGAGATTCGCATCCGAACTGCCGCAGTCGCAACCGCAGAACGACAGGCCGAAGCCCGCAGGGTTGACCTCTGTTTTCTCAGTAGGGTTAACATGAGCCCATATACCATACTTCTCCTGTCTGGTATCGGCAACGTCCAGCTTATCAGGGCCATTCACAGCCTTAGCTATCAGCATAGTACGGCGTAAGTAGGCAAGTGCCAATTCTTCGCTGTTAGTGGTCTTTCCGTTAGCATCTGTTTGCACTGATGGTACGGCGTAATTGCTCTGGTCCTTTCCCTGATCAGCGCATACATCGGCGAACGTACGTAACGTCCTGTAGTCGTTTTGCATGTGTTTTATTTATTTTGTTTTAGATAAAAAATGTTTACTAATCTATTTCCCTATCGGCTACAGCTTGTGCCTCATCCTCGTCAATTTCAACAGTGCAGCCATTCACCCACAGCTGCATCAGGAATATTTCCCATGCATTCAGGGTTTCAGTCAATGGACTTATGTGCTTACCACGAGAGGAAACAGCAAATATTTTGTTGTCCTTCTTATCCATGTGTAAGGTGATATCATGGTTTTTCTGTCGGCTACCCAAATAGGAATTACTGTTGCTACTACGCTCACCCAGGTATATGTAGTTACCATAAGTTTCTTCCTTGATGTCCAGATCAGCCCTAACATCATCACCATACTGGCTTTCAATGTATTTGTGCACTATTTCCGATAGCTTCCAGTGCTTCTTTTCTATCTGTTGCAGCACCTTTGCCACATGTTCATTGATCGCAGTAGCGGCTGTAGCAAATGATGTCTTATTTAGTTGCTGCTCTATGATCTGGCACACCATTCCGGTGTAACTGTCAATGTTGAGTTTGCTAAGGTCGATATCCATCTTGTTGCCGATGGCCTCCTTCACTTTTTTGCCAAAATCGCTATACTCCCTGAACAGGTCTTTGAGTATTTCATCGATTGTCTTACTGATGTGGGTTTCTACCATTTTTTCAATGGCACAGCTAGCTACTAATTCATTTACCTTTTCTTGTATGATGTTTTCCAGTTGCATATCAATATCTCCTTCTACAGATGTTTTTATTTATGTGTTTTAGATAATTGGTAATTCTGTGCGAAGGCGGTGTACTCAGCTAGGAATGTTTTGCCCACGTATGCAGCTATCTCCTGGCTGATATATTGCGGGCGGACACCGAGAAACGCAAACGAATCGACGCAGATGCAAACGACGAACGACAGGCCGAAGCCCGCAGGGAGTTTCTTATCAGGTATAACAGTGAAATAAGGCTCCCACTTACGCTGATCAGTATCAGCAATGATGATCACCTTACCACCATTAAATACGGGTTCAAATAACATCAGGCGTTCAAGGCACTTATCTGCCTTCTGTTTGTAGGTGCCTTTCACTGGTATTGTATAGTCCTTTTCATTTACACCGGCCTCGCGGCACACATCTGCAAATGTTTTAACGCGCTCAGTGATGGCGATTGTGAATAGGTCCTTACCAAAGACGCTTTCCAGTACCTTCTTACCGGCAGCTGTAGCAGTCTTATACTGCTTTTTAGCATTGTCTTCAAGTTGTTGTTGTGTTGCCATTTTGTTTTTATTAGGCATGCAAATCCCCTGCACCCATTACAGGTAGTTGTTCACATTGGTTATTAAAAAATTGATTACTTATTTGTACCTAGTCAGGCCACTATCCGGATAACCATCTGATCAGCCACCTGCCCGACCATTGATGTAAGCTGTCACGCATCATATCTATGCGCTCTGTCAACGATAAGCATGGTGTACACTTATTGGCATGGTACCAAAACTGTACATATGTTTCATGCTTTTGTTGTCTATTTCTTCCAGTTGGCATATCTCCCCCGAGTTATACTGTCCGTTAAAAAATCAATTAAGTTTCGATGTTTCCAGTAGTAGCCACTTCAGCACCGGCAGGTTATTCCTGTCCGTATCATCTATACCATAAGCATCAGCCAGGTCTACAAGCTGTGGGATAAAGTTGATTTCCCATTTCATCGGTTGCGGTATATAGATGATTCCTTCCATGGCTAAAACTCTATTTTGCTTTTTGCTTCCAGTGCTTCCTCATTGATTTCAGAATAAGAACTTACTATTGAAAGCAACCTCAATAATAAATCCGGATCACTGCCATTTCCTTTTAATATCTTCATTAAGGTAGCTTCGCAGCGACGGGCTTTTAACCCTATTTCAGTAACATCTTGTTTCTTTATTATACGGTTTTCTATATTTTTCTTAGCGGCGGCCAATGCTTCATTGACATCCAATGCAGGAATCTCAATTTGCCCGTCGAACATTTGAACTTGATCTTTACGCCATTGAGCATTAGCGTTTATTGCCGCGTAGCTATTGAAGATGTTAAGTAGCCTAAGCCCGAATTCAGGATTGTATTTAACACTACTCATGTGCGCCCATACATGGCTATAAGATTTACCCGATTTTTTGCAGATGTCTCTAACATCATCCGTGGTAATATCACGTCTTGATATTTTTTGTTTGATAATGGCAAGACCTTCCTGGATATCAGATTTCACTTCCTCGATCTCCCTTTCCGCATCACTAATGCGTGTTAGGCTTTGTTGTACTGGTATCTCTAATATTTCCATTTTATGCTTCTTTTAACTATATTTGGCAACTAAATTGACTTGTCATAGAAACACCTACTTATTTCCTTGACAACACAAAGGTTTGCAAAATAATTTGCATTGCAAAGTATTTTGCAACATAAATTTATCAATAATATGATGAATGTAAAAGATTTACTAAAACACTATGACATAAAAGAATCTGAATTATCAGCATTCATGGGCATTCCAAGGGGTAGAATCTCCATGTGGAAAGGCGCACCTAGGAAAATAGAAGATGCCAAAATATATGAAGAAACTGCAAATTTCTTTGCTAGCATGCCTATAGAAGACGTCAAAATAGCTATCAAGAATTACCGCATAATTGCTGGAAATATAGAGCCGTTGAAAGGTTATCAGCAAACAATAACTTCAGGAAAGGTCAATGAAAAAAATGTAAATTATGAACGCAAATCCGATGTTAATGGCGTGAATTCATTAACAGGAGGAAAGGACGAAGATTCAGACGATTTGGTAAATTTAGGGTTCACCAAAATAGATACCCTTATGTTAAACCGGATGCTATCAATTATCGAAAATGCCAACGCAAACATTTCTAAATCAGAGGATAATGTAAAAATCATGGCAGAATCAAACCTTGTCTTGGCAAAGGCCATTGACCGTCTTGTACCTGGCACCCTTCAAAACATTGAAGGCGCGGGAAAAGCCGCGGAAAGATAATATCATTTTACCCTGTTGGCAGTAAAGGAGTTATTCTTTCCGGGCAAACAAAGTAATATTACCTAAGCCCAATTACCTAAATATCTCATCACCATGAAAATATTAAATTGTTTTAAATATTGCATGATTTTGATATCATGTTCTGTTGCATTTTTAAGTAATGCACAGACTTCTAAAAAGTCTGCTCCTAAAATAAATCAGGAGCAATTTGAACGGATAATGCAAGATGCAGCCTTTGAGAAATCTTGGGATTTTGTGAAACAAAAAATGAATTATCCAAAATCGATAAAGTTCTCCGATGTGTATGATTATGGAGATGGATTGGGCGACAGTTCCTATTGTATTCTAGGCCACTTTACATTAAAAGGAAAATACAATGAAACAATAGGTCGTTACTACTATTGTTATCTGAAAATTATTGATTTTAAGAAACAGATATGGGAGTTGCAAAAGATGGAAATTAGCCCTTTCCCTTTTAAAAATGGAGACTAACTATATATCGTGAAAAGAAAACAGAAAGACCATGATCATGACTGGCACAAAACGCCACACGATCGCATGCAGGATATCTTCATTGGCCGTCTGGCCATAGCCGGCATTCTTATTGGTCTTTACCTCATTGTTCACTTTGCTCACAAGCTGTTCCACTAGCATTCACTTTATGCCGGCTATAAGATAACCCCAGCTCTATAGCCTCCCTGCTGTTTTCTGTTATCCACCCATGGCAGTGATGGCACACGGCCAGCCACTTCGGTGTATGAAGTAGTAATATTCCCTCTCTGCCCTCCATATGGTGCACTTCCGTCGCCTTTTGTGTGCATCCGGGTAGTTGTGCTTCACACGTCTCGTGTTGTGGTAGCCACGCGGCTCGTATCTTCTTATACAGCTCATTATCCAGTGCTTTGCGCTGGCTCACCTTCTTTATCGGTGTACGTTGCCGGGCTATAGGTTCTTTTGCTCTTGGTATAGGCTTGCCATAAGCCTGTTTCCAGTGCCCATGGCATAACCCCTTACTGAATACCGGATGATTGCATTTCGCGCATGTTTTAGCCATATAGTTTTTATTAGTCAAGAAAGCCACCGCTTACGGTGGCTTTTATCATAGTAGGTAAGATTATGGCTGCAGGTTTCAACCTGTCAGCACTTACCTTTACAGCTGCACCTATGAATTATTTTACTGCTCTTATTATCCACCCCTTTAGGAACTTTGCCTGGCTAGGCTTCTTCTGTACCAGATTCAGGTAGAATTTCACCTTTTCCACTTTATAGTTAGCCAAGAACAATTGCACACTCAGGCTATCGCTTTTATGCTTGTAGTATTGCACACTATCGCAGCTGGTCGCTTGCTTTTTTTCTTGGGCTAAAACAGTGCTACTAACCAGGAGTAGCAAAATGATTATTAACTTTCTCATGATATCACATCGTTTTCGTTATTCAATGAATCTAGCGTCATTCCATCTACATGGCCGGTTTCAGTGATTCCAAGCGCTCTTTGTGCCAGTTTCACAGCAGGAACTATACCTGTGTTTACAGCAAAGTCAATAATGCTATTGATCTCTTCTTGTGATTCGATGGAATCAGCGTTAAGTTTCTTCCAGAATATATCCTCATACAATTCACCTACGGGCTCGTCAAGTTCCGGGGAGTGCTGACCATTTTTCAAACCCAATGTGGCTATTATTGCCCATCCCCTCCACTTCGGGAAGTACTTCTGAGTAATACCGGCATAAGTGCGGCCACCCAGATCTCCTGAAGTTTCCGTAAGAATATTGCCCTCATGCTCGAGTATTATCGGTAAAGCCTTTTTAAAGTCAGCCATAAAAAATTTATTTCCCTTGTACTTTGTGTATGATCTCCATCATGTTGATGGATGCCCGGGTAAGGTCCTTACCTGCTGTGCTCATGATGTATTCCCACTCAGCACGTAAGCGCATGTATTGGGTAGAACTGGTTTCCTTAATGGCTTCCAACTCCCTGCTGATCATATCAGCTTCCCTGATGGTAAATGCAGAAACTTTCACTGCAAACAAGCGGAAGCCAAAAAAAGATATCACCGCACCGGCAATAAATGAAATGATAATGTCCATAACATAGTATTTGAGAGGTTAATGAATAATTGTATGCAGCAGCAGGCCACCTATCAGGCCGGCAGCAATAGCCTCAATGATGGGTATCGTCTTAGGTTGTTCTTTCACCACCAGCACGCTTTCAAGGCCTGTGATCTTAGCATTACGGTTATCAGAGTAGGCACTCACCATATGCACTGCTGGCTGAAATGGATGGGTTATTTTTTTGATAAAACTTTTTTTAGGTGAATACTCAGTAAGGTGTAGCGGCACGATTGGAGTATCATTAACTGCTATTGTTAATTTCCCCGTTGTGCTATCTTGCTTGATAACCTCATGAAAATTGTTGAATGAATCTTTATGATCAGCAATGGCGATAGTATCACCACGGTGCACACGTTTCAACGAATCGGTAAAGGATATTTGCAACTCCACATAAGCATCCTGTGCCCCTTCCAGTTCACTTTCCTTCAGACCTAGTTTTGTTTCTCGATCCTTGATCACGGCATCATCTGTAGCCATTATCTCAGCTATGGTGCCTTCCTGTGCCTGTATCTTCGCAGCCTGCTGGCCGTTCTTCAGCTTGAAGGATATCAGAGTATCATCCTTAGCCTTCGCATTGTTTTCTACCACCATTCGCGATGTGCGTTCAGCTGTGCAGGTCCTTAACGACAAAAACCACCCGGTAGCAAATACCAGGCATGCGGCTATCAGATACTTATTCATTGGTTTCGGGTTTAGTGTCAGGTTTCATAAACCCTTTGAATTTATCCATCAGGCTGCCTATCTGCTCAGGTGTACTGATTCGCCATCCTATGATCACAGCTACAGTGAGCATCGCAAACGCAACATGGTCAATTTCCTTACCCGTATGAGTTGAGTAGATGAACACATAAATGATCGTAACAGCAAAGGCCATAATGCCTATACGCTTGCTCGATAGTTTACCCAGTGAGCCATCGGCATTCTTTTCACTGAATATTTCCCTTAGTCCAGCGGTGAAGGCCTTAAAGTAGATGATCAGCATTACTGATACTACCAGGGCCAGTACCGCCCAAAACAGCAAATGCGTGTTGGATAAATAATTAAGATAATGTTGCATAGCATTACGATTTTTCAAGTTCATATACACGGCCATCAATGCCGTCTATCCTTTTTTCGTGATTGTCAAGCCTGGCTTTATGCTCCATCATGCCAGATGAAAAATCACGCAGATTTCTGCTGATCATGCGCACGTAGCTAACTATTACACCTAGGAAAAAAAGCATCAATGAGCCTATGAGGCCTATGAAACTGGCTATGATCACATTTATAGTAGATGTCGAGATATCCAAAAGCAGCATGGTGGCATGTTTAAACAAAAATGATGTTTAAACATGCCGCCATTCCCGTCTATTGCCTTTACTAGTACACTATTAGTGGTAACTTACCTACGTTGATAGGCCTTGTTTCATTGCCACCCGTGTTAGTATTGGATATGGTGATGCTGGTTGAGTTCACAGTTACACCCGTGGTATTACTATTCACCGTGCTGAATGGCCCCGATGCCCCAAAATCGGTATCTGATCCATGATCTATAACTGATACCAGTGTATCTGTCCCACTTTTCTTTATCTGGTCACCTGTTATCGAGTGGGTATGCCCCGGATCAGTTATACCATGGGTATGTGCCGTTTGATTGATACCGTGCGTGTGACTGGCAAATCCATCAGCTTCTTTGCTTCCTGGCGTACTTCCAAGCAATGCACTATTCCTGTCAGCATCTATCACAGCGCCCAGATCCAGTGCGCGATCAAATAAGCCACGATCATCAGGCACCTTAAAAGTAGTGCTTCCGTCACCTTGACTGAAATAGGACTTATATGGATAAGGAGCCAGTGAGCCACCCGGGTTACTTACCCAATCCGAATCCACAACGGTTAGTGAGTTAGCCACAGCCCATGCCCATAATCTTGGATAATCGGCCCTGTTATAGGTACTGCCGTCACGCTTCAGCATTCCGGTCTTTTGCACATAGCCAAACATCTGGTCACCCACCGCATAGTAGCTACCCTCAAAATGCAATATCTGCCATGTAGTGCCGGTATTGCACAGGGTAATTGATTCACCATTATGCAAGTACACGCTTGCTGGCGTAGCGCCATTCACATCGGTGAAAGTATCACCACTATGACAAGCTATGGTAACAGGTTTGGTATAAGCGCCTTTCTGCCTTTTTATATTGGCCAGTGCCCCTGTCGGGTATGCAGAGCATTGCGGTAAGGTGCCGGTGAAATAGTTGTTCGCATCCTGATTCATGATCACCAGGTTACGCAGCAGGTTAGCATTGGTAAAAGTCTGCGACGTTCCACCTGATACGGCCAGAGTTACAATACTTTCAAACCCTGCCATCTTCGCATAGATGTAGGCTGTGTTATCTGCCAGCTGCTTTGTTGCCGCGTTCAAATTACCTGTCGAACCACCCAGAAGCAGATCGGTCGTATCCAGCGTTGCAATCGCACCATTTATTGGTCCCGAACTACTCGGAGTATAATTTGTCATAGAAAAACTGTTAACCCTGATTAAGAATTATGATACCGTCAATGTCCATGTACCTGAAATAGAAAAACCACTGTTCTTAATGATCGCAGTACTCAGTACCTTACGCGCCACCAGCACATTCGATGATGTGAACAAACCAAATTCCCATATGGTCATGCCATTTGCTTCACTCGTGTTTATCTTATAGCCAAAGGTTACCGTGTTGGTAGTATAGGTGTTCACAGTGCCCCCCGTGTTCAGGTTTTTTACAAATGCACCTGTCAGCCCCGTATCCGCATTGGTTGCAGCAGTATTGCTGGTACCCACTGCTATTTGTGTCACAGCTGCTGCACTGCCATCACCTCCCAGCAGCAGTACGGCCGCATGCCGGCCAAGGTCCACCACAAGGTTATTATCCACATATTCATGCACTACTTTGCCGGTAGCATCATCTATGCATTTCATGGCAAATATCCCTTTCAGTTTCAATGCGTCGTTATTCATAATATACTTATATTATTTGTATAAAAATGGTGTCAGAATCTTGGCTGCAGTTACGGCTACCATCCGCCTTTACTGTACCATCTGCTCGTAAAATTCCCACTGTACTCATACTGTCAGAGCTCAGTGTTTCATCTGCATCTATCAACAGGTTACCTTCCGACATCGTAAGGCCTGTTGTTTCTGTAAAATTGAAATTGGTATATAGGATGCCTTCAAACTCACTCCGGGCATTCTTATACAGGTTAATAAGGGTTGTCGCATTAGCTATCTGTGCCGGATCAGGCATCAGCACCCCCGTATCTATGGTCACTCTGAATACAGCCCATCCGGTATCAGGATCATCACCAATACTCTCTTCCAATACAGCGCCGGTAAGGCCAGCCTGTGCCATCACCTGTTCCACCGCCCATGGTGTGCCTTTATACTTGTGCAACTCTATGGCCCGTTTTATCAGGTCACGTTGCGCATCTTCATCAGCTGCAAAATCCCATCCTTTTATACCCAGCACATCAAATTCCTGTGCCAGGTATGGCAGCACTTCCGCATTCACCGTATCCACGAAGTAGATAAGCGCCTGGCTTACATCGATACGCCTCAATGTTTGCTGCATAAGGATATCAAACGCATATATGTGCGGTTGATACTTTATACTATCAGCTATGATTACGTTCTTATCCACTTACGATTCATTTACTATTGCCGATACATTCACGGTTACACCGGTGCAGTTGGCAAACTGCGTATCATCAATATTGATATCCGTCAATCCGTCAAAATCCACACTATACATACCCGCCACGCTCATACATTGCCCTTTCAGCTGGTCCACTACCACATCCACACCTAGCGCACCAAGGCCACCCGTCCATAAGTTCACAAATGCATTCAGGTTAGCGCCCACTTGTGCAGATATCGCGGAACTGTTGAACCCTGATTTTATGGTCAGGTTAGCGGTGATGCTGTAGTTAACTGCTGTAGGTGCTTCAGCTATTACAGTATCATTTAATGGGCGTTTTTTCTTGTCGCTGCATATCGCTTCCACTTGATCCAGTAACGCTGTATCGGGTATTACACCACCTGCCAGTAGCACATATAATGCCACAGTGCCGGGCACAGGCCTTGTAATGCTCACATCTATTATCGATGGGCTGGCCGTCTTGGCAAAGAACTTATAAGCATCCTCTGGGCCCGCCACACTGAATGTGGCATTGGCTAGCGGTATTCTCGCGCGTAGCTGGTCATCACTTTCGGCATCACTACCACCGGTAGAAGTATCTGTATTGGAAGCTGACGTAGCATATGGCTGAGGGTCAACGATCAAATTGATCATGCCCGATAGATAACCATTACCTATTATTCCCGCTGTCAGGCAGGTACAGTCCACGGTTCCTGATGGTGATCCTGATGTAATAGGCAGGTCCACATTTGTGGCGAATAGCACAAGCCCGTCTTGGCTCTTTACTCTGGTTCCTGCTGGTATCACCTGATCAGGCGCCCCGGCGACGGCAAAGAATTTGATAGCCACTACAGCAGCTCCGGGATCTTCTCTGAACACTCCATACTTTGCGGCTAGTTCATCCAGTGCCGCACCGCTGGCAAAAGCCAGTAAGTTTTGATTGGCTGCATAGTTGATTTGTGTACGTAGCTTCGCTACACGCAATGCAAGTGCGTTAGCCATAAGCATTTCAGGGTCAGCATTACCCAACTTACGGTTGGCAATGGTTTCATAATCCGAAATACAATCGGCAAGCGCCGTTTCCAGGCTATCATCTACAAATACAACAGGTACAGACATATCAGTTATTCAGTTTCAGGTAATACAAGTGACAGCACAGCGATACCGGTTACAGATACGCCATCCAGCCATGTCATGTCAAATTCTTTGTATTTAATTTCTTTGGTTTCCTCAGTATAGTCCTCCTGGGCCTTCATGTACTCGCGCTCCTTTTCTTTGGGCACCATTTCTTCACCAACAGGAATGAACTTTTTGGCTATCTCATTCCTGTTGGCCATGATCTCTTTGGCTTCATCCAGAAATGGTTTTGCCCACCGTGCTATTTTCAAGGCAATGGCAGGCGTAGGGTGTGCGTTACTCAGTTTCACGCATGCTTCTGCAATGGTTTGCAGTTCTCCGATTGTTAGATTCTTAGTGTTCATATTGTATTGAGAGGTTAAAAAATGTTTCTTGACTACCATCGTTCACTATTTAGCTGCTACCGTCCATGCAGTACCATTATAAAATGCCAGCACAGTATTACTTCCACCACCTGCAGATATGGTTGTACCCCACGTATTCACAGTTGCATCGGTCACAGTGATTATAGTTCCTGCTGATGGTGTAGCTGGTAAGTTGGCATAGGTCACAGCACCTACCTTTGTATCACCCAGAGCACCTATGTTGGCTATCAGTGTACCGGAAGCATTATATATGGCCATCGGGTTTGTGGTCGCCACGTTTACTGTCCAAGTATCACCTATAGAATGCCCAAGAGTATTAGCAAAAAATGCCGATACACCATTATTCATCAGCTTTGATGCAGGTGATAATCCCAATGATACCTGTGTAGTGAATGACCCACCGTCATAGTTCCATTTGAACGAATCGCACATGTTACTGGTCTTGATCACAAGGCCGGTGCCTGTTCCACCCGTAGTATTATAGTTAGTACTCTGTGTCAATCCGGAACCAGGTGTGAGTACTTGCAAACCGGTTACGGCACCACTAGATACTGACGTTACTTTTAAGGTAGGGTTCACACTGCCACCCGATACAGTCACCACATCATTAACCACATATCCGGTACCTGCCGTGTTAACCGACACAGCTGCCATGCCTGATATACCATCAATTACGATGCTGTATACATGGTTAGCAGAAAAGCTACCTGAAAAGGTACCGGTAGTCGATAGGTCATTCATGCCACTCACATTGCTGGCATATACTGGCGGCAATATGGTCTGTTGTGATTTTACTTGTACCTGGCTGAAGAGTGAATCATTGGTAGCAGTACCAAACAGCATTTGCCCCATAAATACGCTTCTCGCCTTTCCTGATGAATAGAAGGCAGCACCAAAGTCCTGAGTAGCATAGAAGGCACGATAGTCTATCTGTGAGCTGTTAGTTATACCACTATCACAGAATACACCCGATATACCGGTGGCGGTTCCTGTCTGCTTTAGTTCCTGGTTAGTGTTATACATGAATAATGCACCGGTACCGGAACTAGGCCTGAATGAGCCCGCGTTATTAGCACCACCACCGCCAGACATACCGGATACCACGATATTGGTAGTTCCTGATGTATGGTTCACATAGCTGGTGCTACCTTTCCAGCACCCATGTGCAAACTGTATGATATTCTGTGCCGTGCTGCCTGAGTTAGGGCCATATATGGTTGATGCTGCATTGGTAGATACAGAATATAATGCCATTGTAGCCCAGCCTGTAAGGCCTGCTGATGTCAGTGAGCTGTTAGTATTGGCAAATGATGTGCCGAAACTGATGAACGGAATATTTGAACCATATACACCAGCTGTACCAACACCCATGTATATACCTTGGGTGAACGTTGTCGAATCATTGAATGATCCTAAAGACAGCGACACTTCATTATTGGTATAGGATGAATTACCTACCATGAACGGCGTATTTCCTGCCAATCCGGTTACAGTAATAGCATTTGTTTTGGACCAGGTACGTGCCCAGCTGTTGGTAAGCGTATGGCCTGTAGTTGCACCAAAGGTCACCGTAATACCGGTAGATCCTATGGACTGCGATGACCCTGTAATAGGTATCTGGGTTACAGCGGCACTGCCTGTTTGCTGATACTTGAAGGTATCTTGCAGCACAGTTACATTCACGGTAAAGCCTGATCCACTTCCACTTGTTTTAGTGGTGGCCACGCTGCTGGCTATAGAATAGCCACTACCTATGGTATTGATGGTATAACCGGTTACGGCACCGCCCGATACGGAGGTAACGGTATAGGTGGCCAATACACTACCACCGTTTATGGTACCTGTGTCACCTACTATGTAGGAACTTCCACCCGCACCCAATGTAGTAGTGCCTGCGCCATTCACGCCATCTATGGTGAAAGTAAATACGGCCGTAGCTGTATTCAGTGTGCCGGCATTGGTATATCCTGTGCCCACTGTGCAATCGTTCAGGCCTGATCCTGTAAAGGTCACACCTGAATAGTAGAACTTAATGGTTCCGTGCATATACGCCCCTGGTGATGACGTATTGATACCGGTATGTCCATTAGCATATTGAGAATAAACAGTAGTATAACTACCATTTATCAAAAAGTCTGTGTTAAGGCTACCTATGGTAAAAATGGAGGTGGATGAATAACCCGCCATGTATGTCCTTGCATTGGCCGAAGTGGCAATGGCTGCTGTCGTAGATAACCATCCCGATCCACCATAGTTAACAGCTGGTGAGAACTGCACTGCTATAGAGGTAGCAGCTGTGGTATTTTGCAGATATACCCTGTCTGTTGGCGCACTGGCTATACCATTGGCCTGAAAGTTCTGTACATTGCCCCAATTGCTACTCCATCCGGGTATACCCGATAGCACCTGCAGAGCTGTGCCATTAGAACCTACACCCAATCTGGTCAGCACTCCGCTTGAATTTCTATAATAGATATCTCCGGTACCATCAGAGCCCAAAGTCATAGTAGCACCACCAATGATAGCGCCTGTTCCCCATGTGCCGGTAGTTACAGTACCAAGTGTGGTGAGTGATGTTTGCCCGGTATAACCTGTACTGATGGATATGGTATTGCCGGTTATATTGATGCCGGTACCGGCTGTAAGGTCGGTGGCTCCATTCAGCTGTGTAAATGGTATGGCAGTAGTACCCACGGTTACTGTTCCTGATGGGTTACACAACCATAATGAGTTTGCATTAGCGGTACCCACATTACCAACAGGTATAAATGCTCCGGAAAATTCAGCGGTTGCATCCATGTCAGTTGCCCTGGTCAGCACAAGCGCTACACCTGTAGCACCTGCAGTAGTCACCAGGTACAAACCATTATTAGCAGCAGTGGCTTCATTCTTTACCAGCACATAATCATTCAGCGCCAGCACATGGCCATCTATGGTCACTGCTCCGGTAGCTGAATAGGTAATGGTAGCACCCACACCGGCTGTACCGTTATTGTAAGTATTCGTCGCCAGGGCTCCTGTTGTAGCCACAGTAGCAGTTTGCTTTATCTGTAGGCCCTGCATCGCAGAATCCACATAATACTTTGTCGCTGCGTCCTGTGGGTTGGTAGGATTGCTAAGGCTCGTAAGTTTATGAGAGTTAATAGACAGGTCACCAGTCGGTGGAGCAAATGCACTTAATGAGTTGGTAACAATGGATATAGAAGATGCCGCCGTTACAAGCCCTTTGGCATTAACGGTTATTTGTGCAATAGATCCCGCAGAGCCAAATGTACCCACATTACTGTTAACAGTAGCCAGTGTGGTGCCAAGGCTTCCGGCTGTGCTGGTAACATCACCGGTCATAGCAGGGAACTGGCTGGCTTGCAGGGTGCCTGTAGCAATCGATAGATCAGCTGCTACATTTCCCCATGTCGGTATACCAGCCCTTACGCCTATATATTGACCAGATGTGCCTATACCCAAACGGCATAGCTTACCAGATGATCCCCTGAAATACATATCACCGGTAGCGTCTGAACCAATATTGAATGCAATACCACCGTTCCATGAAAAGCGCTGCGTGGTACCATCAGTATCATAAAGTTTCCTGTTGACAAAATCAATAGACAACGCGCCATCATTAGGGCTGTCAGCGCCATCAGTCAGCGTACCGGATGCGCGAACATCCATAGTCGCCATATTTTCCAACGCCTGTTTAAGGATGTTGCCCCTTATCAGTGGATCAACATTGTTGAATATGTTAGCGTCTATATAGCTTATTATAGCTGTCTTATTCATCTGTCTTTATTTTAGCCCACTAAAAAATCTCTGCTGTCAAAATCTCTGCTGTCAAAATCTGCGATCCTCACCTGCAGTGCTATTGATATCCCCACATCCCTTACATCCTTATTCGCATATACTATGATATGGTCCTTTCCATACGCCCAGATACCTACATCGCCAAATGTATCTTGCGCCCATGCGGCCATACCTGCTATGGTATTGATGCCGGGTGATGACGTAGCTACACCATTTACCGTAACGGTCAGTCCGTAGCTATAACCTTCACGCAGAAAAGGCACAGCGGCATCGGCTATTAGTGTTCCGGTTATGCCATTGAATGTGCCTATCATTTAGTTAGTTTTAGTGTGGTGTTATTACCGGCTACAGAAAGTGATATATATACAGCTATTTGCCCGCTTGCGATCGTGTATTTCACATTTCCCACCTTCACTTCAGGTACCCATATCGTCAGTGCATCAATAACTTCTTTTTTGATATTGGCAGCAGATGTGATGGCGTTGCCGTCTATCTGTTTTGCCCAATCACAACCAAAAAGCGGCCGGCATGGGTCACTTCCCAGCGGCGTGTTCAGCACTATGTAACAACGTTGCCTGTATACGTCAATTCCTTGCAGTATTACCCCTGGCTCCTGTATGCTCATGCACCATAAACCAGATGTAGCACCTACTGACATAGTAGTAAAATTGCTTTTAAAACAGGTCGTGTTCCCCGCCTATTGCCTTTTTTAAGATTGGATAAAAGCGTCAAGCCTGCTCAGTAGGTCGGTGATCGTTACACCGGATGGGCCAGCCACGCTGGTATTGAGAGGACCGGGATCAGTATTGCCTATTGGTGTGGCAAAGATCATTTCTGTCATCACGGTCAGCATATCTTTCATCAGCTGGTATAGGCTCTCATTGTTATTGTTAATGCGCCACTTATTGGCGTTTTTGTCATACTCCATAATACCCCCGTCGCTGAATTTCATCCGCCACTTTCCCACAGCTGCATCCGCATCAGGTTCATCCGCATCACTGCTGATGGCACCCACTATTACACCGGTTTTGCAGAATTCGTCCACCGCACACACCACCTGTTCATTTTCTTCCAGTGGCCAGTTCTCATCATCATTCATGGCCCGTCGCTTGGCTATTGGTAGCCAGTCGGTCACTATATCATCATAGGTAGGTAGCTTCACACGGGCATACCCGGGCTTTGTGTCAGTCACCAATCCATATACTAGGTGCATCATATTATACCAGTGTTTTTAAGTAGGTAATCAGAGTATTGATGTCATCTATTACCCCGGCGCTGTTAGATGCTATTATGGGTATGTTCGCAGCCAGTGCACCGCTCAGGCTATTGTATAGGTCCGTGTACTGATCACTTACAGAGCTGGCCTCTACCATGCGTTGCTTCTGCTGCATGCTCTTCACATCCTTATCTATGATGGCGTAGTGGTTCATGTTCAGCATTCCCGTTGATATGGTATTGCTATTAATAGCAGCTATCAGTTGTTTCAGGTTGGCAATGATATCGCTGGCCTCAGCGCTGATGCTGGCCTGTGGGGTATAGCCATATTCCGTTCCTGTAGGGTTTCCGGTAGGCTTATTGGCCAGTATCTTCTTATAAGTGGCACCTGTTATATAACTTCCGTCTTTGGAAATGGTGTGTCGGCTCTGTGCTATAAAGTAATTACCCGCGTACACTCCCCATTCATCACCGGTGATCACAGCATTATTACCACTCACTATATATATGCTGCCGGGTATTGCGCCGCTGATCTCTATCTGGTCAAGGTTCTTTTTATACATACGGCCATCAGCTATATATATACCCTGCTGTTCATTGTCCACATGGTGTTGCAGGCGCATCACATCGGCGCTGGTCAGCGCACCCGCTTCCACCAGGCTTTCATACTTTGTTTTGGTTTTCGGGTTGTGGTACCTGTTTTGCCCTCTCACGTATATGCCCGCCACCTTATCCACTATAGTATAGCCATTCACCATGTCGGTAAACCTCACTGCAGCGCCGCCGCTCTTCTTGCTCAGCTCAGGCAGATAGGTAAACACCAATATATTCCCTCTCAGGTTGAACATGTACCCGTATTCCTCTGCCAGCCTGTGCAAAAATCCGATATCGGTTTCATGAAACTGTGTTACCCGGGCTATCGAATAGTTATGAATAATGCCTTGTACCTTATAGTTATACTTGGCAGCTATCTTATCTACTATTTCCTTAAGCGTTTTTCCTTCATGGGCAAAACTGCTTTTGGTCCGCACACCATCTTTTACTCCGGCACCTAGTGCATTGATATTACAAAAGTTGCCACTTACCTTATCTCCGCTGAAGCGTACCTCATCTACAGTGAAGTCACCACAGGGTAGGGTACCTTCAGCAGTGATGATACTGGCACTTATCTTGTCGCCCTTTTTAGGGTTCCACTTGCTTTTCCATTTGTGAGTATCATCCTTTACCTGTATGCTCAGTTCATCCGCTTCTCCCACGGTCTTATCTACATAGGTAAAAGCGGTCACCTCCGCCGATATCTCGCGGGTGATGTCCTTACCTTCATATATTACCTGGTACTTAGCACTCATAAAAATTACACTTAGAATTTACTATTGTCAACCCATGTCACCCTTTAGGGTCGGGGTGACAACTGAAAGCTGATGACTGTCAACTGAACTATTGCTTCCATGGTGGAAGGCCCTGTGTTGATTCCTTAACAGTTGTATTACCTACTATCGGCACTACCAGCACCATACCGCCTGTCAACCGGTCATCAATGCTCACGGTTGGGTTGGCATCGATGATCAGGTTCATAAGCGTAGCATCGCCATACGCCCTGAAGGCCAGCTGATCCCAGCGCTCACCATCATATGTAGTTACTGTGGTATTGGCCATTAGTTTCCGGTTATAAGGTTTGACATTCTGCACACGCTCCGTGCCTGTAGCTGGAAGCTGTTACGGATAAGAACAACCATTTTACTTTGAAATATCGTGTGCGCGGCACTGAAGCCCGCAAAATCCAGTATAGGATCAATGACAGACAGAGCGCTTAACGCACTTTGCACATCACTGATATTAGTTGTAAGGTCCTGCATATCAGCAAAACCTTCGCCCCAGCTGCTATACTGCATGCCCATCAGCTGTAGTTCGGTAGTGGCATTAGCAAGGTGCCCACTCAGTATATCACTTACTAGTGGAGTGATGCCACTATACACCAGGCTATTGATACGGTTAGCCCATTTCTTTGCGCTATTGAAATACCCTAACCATACCTGCCATTGTTTTGGCTGGTATGGTGCTGGTGGATTGATCACTGGTACTGCTGTATCAGTCAGTCCGAATGCCTGTTTTACTGCACTATCCTGTTTAGCGGCCAGTAGCCCATCGCTGGGTACTTCCAGTAGCCCTACAGTTACATTCGCATAGAACATGTTCCCGTAAGGATCCATTTCCAGCGCATCGATAGTGTAATTTTGCACCAGCCATAGGCCTTCATTGTCACCATTACCCCATACCAGAGCACAGGGAGTAGCATTATCAATATTGGCAAGTATCTGAGCGATCGCATTTTTTACGATGATGAAACGCTGGTGTAGCTTCATACCAAGGTTCATGGTACGCAGTTCCCTTCCCGTTTGGTCAGGCTTAGGCACACCGGTCAGCAGCTGGTATTGTGCGATCACAGCAGCACCCGACTTACTCACCGAATCAAATCCGGTAAGTGGTTCAAATACTATATTTCCAAGCTGACAAAACATTTACTATTTTTTATAATTGAGCCATTCGGCAATTGGTCATTCTAATGTCAATCCACTTTGTGTGGGTATTGCTTCTGTCACCGGGCTTCCAGCCGATGCACTCAGCAGGCTGGCGCCATCATATACTACCGTCGCACCTTGCACAAATGATACCATAGCATCGGCAAACGCATTGATACTATTCATCTGTGCTTCAGATGGCGTTCCCGACAGGTTGGCCGTCATCGCATTCACTATGATCATTCTATCCAGTGCCATACTTAAAAACTCAGTCTGCCTCGTTGTGAAATATAATCGTCCATCATTTTCTTGAAGTTGGTACGCATCGCATTGGTGATCAGCGTAGCATCTGCCTGGGTAGCGCTGCCATTAAGATGTATCACAGGGGCAAAAGTGATGTTCATACCCACTCCACCGCCTCCGGTACCCGACTGCTGCATCATCGGTATTGGTGTAGATTTATGCATGGCACCGCGAAGGCCACCCAGAGCATTATCCCACGCATGAATGAGCGCTGTCGGCCTGATGCTGTCAGCTATCGTTTCTATCAGCTTCACCTTATGTATGTCACGCAGCGCACCTTCCTTAGCCGGTGAGAATGGCAGGTAGTTCCTGATCTTCTGCGCCACCATCTTCATGGTATCACCTACCTTGCTCACTTTATTCATAATGCCACCGACAATACTATCAATTATGTGTTTTCCAGCTTCAAAAAATTTAGTTCCAAAACCCCATACCCACTTGAAAATAGATATGAATGGAGTCTTTACATTCTCCCATAGGTTGCTAAAGAATTGGACTATTGGTTTCCAGTGTTGGTAAATTTGACCCACAGGTGTCATATTCAAAACAACCCAGGTGATTCCTTTCCAAGCTGCTTCAAATATACTCTTGACCCCATCCCATAGCCACGAAAAGAATTTAGCTATTGGTGTCCATGCAGCTATAATTATGCGCTTTATTAGTCGAAATGAAAATACAAATATAGATTGTACAAGTTCCCACAACCCGCTGAAGAAATTACTCACCTGCTTCCAGTACTTGAAGATCAGTGCAACCGGATTGAAATAGATGAATATGCTGTTCTTATACCAGTCCCACGCCCGGCTGAAGATGTTTTTTATTCCATCCCACAGACCTATAAAGAAACTTTTGATGCTATTCCACGTATTAACTACAATATTTTTCACTCCTTGCCACAGGTTCACAAAGAATGCTTTGATTTCATCCCAATAGGTATAGATAAGCACCGCAGCAGCTACAGCCGCTGCCGCAATAAGAATGAACGGATTCATGGCCATGGTAATATTCAGGATGGCCATCACAGCGTTAATACCCTGAATGATCTTGATGATACCCATCAACCCTATCGCAGCACTGGAAATAGCTATAAACGTCGCTGCCAGCTTGGCCAGCTTCGGATGTTCATCCATAAACTTACCTACTGCCACCACCACATTATTCAGTATACCCAATATTTGCTTATATGGAGCGGCGATAGCTGATCCCAGGCTGGCCCAGCTATTCGTGATATTACTCTGCATTATCTTTTCCTGCATGCGCTGGCCGGCCATCAGTGCTTTTACTTTTTCGTCAAGTGATGCTTGTTGGTCTATCTTCCTTTTCATTTCCGGGTATGCGTTCAGGCCCTCATTAGCCAGGAACTGCATAAAGTCAGTACTAAGGCCTTGCTTCCCGCTGAAGGGTTGCAGAATAGCTTCTATGGCAGCAGGATGCATGCCCCGTAGCTTACCCAGCTGATTCACAAAATTATCAATGCCTAAGAACCTGCCACCCTTATCAAAGAATTCAAGATGCTTATGGAACATGGCTGCCACCTCATTGGCTTTCTTCACCTTGTCGCCGCTGGCTATTCCATCCAGTATACGCCTGAAGTTAGTACCCACACTTTGCCCGCTAAAACCTCTTGACATGAAAACGGCACCTAACGCACCCATCTGCTTGCTAGCTTCAAGACCCTGGGTATGCAGATTAGCTAATCCCAAACCTGTTTTACTAAAAAATTGATTCATTTCATCGACAGCCTCTTGCCCGGTCTTGCCCACACCACTATCATGTATGCGGGCCACAAGGTCCATCACACCATACATCTCCTTTGCCGCTACGCCCATATCAGTTTTCATATGGGCGGCAAACTCTGCAGTTGCAGCAGGCAGCATATTATCAAAGTAGATGGCCAGCTTCGCACTCTGCTCACCTATACCACCTAGTATATCTTCAGGCTTCAGCCTGTTTTGCTTCATTATCCGTTCCATATCCAGGTACGCAGCTGTGGTACCGGTATAGGTAGCACTCAATTGCTTACCATAAGCAAACATCTTATTGTACATGTCATCATCCAGTATACCACCCTTACCCATCAGCGATGCTTTCAGGTAGTTACCGGCTTGCTCCATATCTCCGAATGCATCGGCACCTTTTTCAAGAAAATCAAAACCCTTCTTAGCGGCAAACATTTCACTCACACCTTCACCCACCTTGGACACACCTTGACCGAATGCCTGTAGCTTCGCTTCAGTGCGCGAAAAGAAGTCATCCACAACCTGTGAGGCCTGATTCTTTGCTGAGAGCACTAACGCTATTCCAATGTTTTTGTCCGCCATTAAATTTTAATTAAGCTGTGAGTCTCATTTATTACCTTATGCTCGTAACCCATTTCTTTCAAAAGAACTCTATGCCTTTTACCCATAAAGATCTTTTGTACATAGTGCCAGTTCAAATTATATAGATCGGCTATTTCTGTAAAAGACTTACCCGCATATCTAGATTCAATTATCTGTAATAGCAATTCTTTCGTTACACTATGTGCTTTTTTTGAAAGTTTACTATTGTAAGAATGTATAATATTGTCTGAAGCACTGACCCATTCTAAGTTGTCCGGTGAATTGTTAGTTTTGTTACCATCTTTATGATTTACCTGATCATCATTTTGTTGCTCTCCAATAAAGGTTATTGCCATGAAATAATGGAGAGTGTTACAATTTCTTATGCCATCTTTATATAGCGTTACCATATAATATCCCGCATTTCCCATGAATACACTCTTATATTTACCAGCAACAGAACAGATAGTGTCATTACTGCGTTTTACAGTTCGTGGTATAGAATACACTCGACCCATATTGCTAATCTCATACAAACCCTCAAAACCTAATATTGGCTTCCAAATTTCTGTTTGCTGTGACATATCAAGCAATTTACTGTTTTTGATTCCATGGGCAACCGCTGTAACTGGTCAGCTTTTCCCACAGTTTTAATCCTTCATCATACCATTTCTGCAATTCCCTTCCCTTCCATGTTTCCACTTCCAGCGGGCTTATGCTATAGAAGTGGGCCACAAAAGCTACCTGCTCCGGTGACCCTCCTAAAAATTTAGCTTCGCTGCAGCAGCTTCCAGCCTGTTGGTATCAGCAGATTTCCATGCAGCAAGATCCTCAGCCACAAACGGTACCTTATTGCCGTCCTTGTCTGTTATCACGGTGCCCTGTGCTATATAAGCAGCCAGTAGCATATTCTTATCCTTACCGGCTATTGTAGCCGCCTTATCAGAATCCTTTTTGGTCAGTTCGCGCATGATGGCGGTACGGTTACCACGCAGTTTGATGCGCTTCACGATATCACCATTATCGTCGATCCTGGTTTCAGTTTCAAGGGCCTTCTCACCCTCATTGTCGTAATAATAGCCATCAGCATCAGGCTGAGTAGGATATACAATTTCTTCAGTAGTGTTCATAATATGTGTTTTGAGGTTATTTAACTTTTATCTTTTCACTTTTGCCTTTTGACTTATCTAAAGCCAAAAGATGCGGCGGTGATTCCGCCGCATCTTAAATAGCTGTTGATTTTTATGAATGCTTATGCACCAATGCTGTCCAGCGTTTCGCGGGTAGCATCTTCCACGGCCTTCACCGCTTCAGCTACCTGTGCCGCCATGATCCAGCTGCCGGTTGCACTCAGGTTAAATGTCTGTCCTGTCAGTTCTCCGATCAGCTTACCGCTTTCAGCGATAACGTTCGCAGCCTGGTCACCGTTATCCAGTTTCGCAAAACTTGCTTTGATCTGGTCTTTCAGTGATAATGGTTCAGCAGGCGCCGTTTTTGTAGGATCTTCTGCTGGCTCAGTAGGCGCTACGGTTGCAGCTACTACCTCTACCGGAGTAGCATAGGCGTCTGAGCTCTCTGTTCCTTCAGTAACGACTACCTCAGTGTATGTACCAGCTTCCAAACCAGTGATGGTAAGGTTACCTGATTCATCTGCAGTGCCTGAAGCAGTGCCCTGTGTGCCATTGTTAGAAAAAGATACTTCATAGTTGCTGCCTGCCGTGAGGCCAGCAATAATCAGTCCCGCTACTATAGCAGTGATTGCCGTGATTGTTGGTTTCATATATGGTAAGTTTTAGTACCCGTTGTTAAAAAAGTAGGAACACTTGGCATCACATTGCCGCATTCCCACACATTATCGCATTAATTATATACCCAGATTGCTCCTGTATTCCGCCATCAGGTCCACACCATCTACGATGTAAATCTGTGCAAACAGATCGATGTCGAATATCACTTCATTGTCAATGATCAGCTTGTAAGCAGTCACGTTAAATTCAGTTTCGATATCCGGGTTGTCCTGGTGTTTCAGCACTATTGCAGGTAAGTTGATGCTCAGGCCACGGATGATGGCCACAACAGGCACACTGCCTGTACGGCTACCGTTCTCCCATACATCACTATTCGCCCTGATCATGATATCATTAGAGCTGTAGAAATTCGCAGCTATCTTCATAACATCAGCATCGATAGAATTCCACTTTACCTTCATGTTCATCTTATCGAGCCCTGTGGTCAGGTCAAATGCGCCTATACCACTCAGTGGCTTATGCTCCGCCAGCTTTGGCTTTGGATTAGGGAGCGTTACTTCCTGTCCTTGCCCTGCATACGAATCGCCGCCCATGTATACGTTGGCATTGTATAACGTACTGATTTTAGTCCCTGCCATGATATTATTTTTTATTAATTGTTGTTATTATTACTGAAAACTGAAGGCCGATTACTGACAACTATAAGTTGTTGAACAGGCTTATATCCAGTATGTTGTAGAAGATGATATCTTCCGCTGGAGTGGTCACCATGTAGATCCTTCTGAATTTAATGATACCGGCTGCCAGATCACTAGGATTATTATCTGCTTTGTTGTACACGATCGTGCTACCTGGCAGTAATGCACCTTTCTGTATCAGTGGTTTCAGGAAGTTGTTACCTGCAGTGCAGATGATATCTATCAATGCGGCGGTAATTCCCTTATCCACATATGGCAGGGCTGCTGATTCCATCGCATCACTCACCATACCATCAGTACGGTACACATTATCAAAGGTGGTCACAGCGCTACCGGCTGGGAAGCTGGCATTTCTGTTACCCCATGTTTTATAGCCAAGGCCATAGCCTGTCAGGTAAGTCAATATGCCTTGTGCATTCAGCAGGTTGGCATCGCTATTTGGATCAGTAAAGCTGGTAGAAATAACCATGTCCACATCTACCACTCCAGGTATCTGCTGGTTACTTACGCTCTGCCAGAATCCCACATTGCCATCATTGGCTACATACATACCTGCCAGGTACGCACTATATGGGTAAGCCACATTACTGTTGGTAAATGCGTCGTAACTCTTCAGGTACGGGAACAAAGGACGTGTTTGCGGTGCACTGGTATTCCATTGGCCACTACCACGCAATGCAAGTGCAGCGCTTTTGGTAGTACCTGCAGGTGCATCACTCAGCCATATGCCACGGTAGCTTCCTGCCAGTATTTCCATTGCCGCTTCTACACCGGTAAGGGTGGCATAAGTAGGTGTAGCTATGATCTTTACCTTAAAGCCATAAGTACCGGCAACAAGGTCCAGCAGCTTACTTCCAGTGCGCGTGCTGCCACTAACGGTGCCTATGATATGTGCCCCGGTAACACCTGAAACATTCAGGTAGTCGCCTACAAAGTTCAGTTGTACACCTTTATAGGTACCAGTGATGTCCACGAAGTTGCCATAGGCATCCATCGTGTAATCCACGCCATAAGTATAGGTGCCACCAGCTGCCACGTTTACGCCCGTGCTGTCACTATGCTTATATATCTTCACCAGGTCCAGCGTTGCAGCTATCCATGTTTTGGCCAGTGCTATGGCACCGGTAGTCGCATTAGGTGTGCCCAGCAGCGGTGATCCTGTCGTGTAAGACGATTTATGATACGTTGGATCGTACACATTCACCACGATCACAGGGCAACTACCATCACTACCTGTTGTGCTGGCTCCCTGCACCACCGAACGGATGATGCCAAGGCTCTTAGCAATATTATTGTCAGGAGTAGCGGCACCGAACTGTGAATCATCGGTATCATTATTACACAACACATTCTGTTGAGTAGGTCCCACCGGAGACACGCCTATGAGCGCTATAACACAGCTCTGATTTATTGAAATGGTACCGCCGGTTGTCGGTAACGTGATTGTCCTAACTCCGTGAAAAAATGATGACATAATAATATTTTTAAATGGTTGTAGTAACGGATTACTTTGTCTCAGTTGTGGTTACAGGTGCTACGGCTACTTCTACAGCTTGCAGATGACCCAGAGCCACATAGTTCTTTACTTGGTCATCATCTGCTGGCAGATCATATTCATGCTCAAACACCAGCATAGTATCGTTAACTACAGGCGTTTCCAATGGCACACGCATTTTCGGCGCTATCCTGGCAGCTGCCACTTGTGCATCCAGTATCACTTCAGGCAGTGTAATGCCCTTGGTTTTATTCTGTGCCTTCATGGTCTGTTTCAATGCTTTGCGCATCATGGTATCATGTTGCGCATTTGCCTCTGTAGCAGCTTTCACATCAGCAGCATCAGGAACATTCATTTTCACTTTTCCTTTCTCTATGACCGGAATAGCGATATGCCCCGGTGTATGCTGCGTCCATTTATACTTTGCCATAAAATGAATATTTTGATTTTTTTACTTTTAATTCTTAAAGTGGTCCGTTTCCGTTTGCATACAAGCTGCTATCTACTTCTACCAGTGGCCCGCTGCCTGGCAACGGTTGTTCTGTATCATCGATTACCTGCTGTGCCATAGTCCTGAATGAGAACTCTATAAAAGGGTTAAGCTGGCCGTCTACTATATTCCAGTCGCCATAATTGCTTATCCACATTCTGGTTCTGGCGTTGGCCGGTTCATAGCCCATCAGCGAATCCTTCACACAACCTATCAACCTGTAGCCGCCGCTATCGCCCTTCATCATGTTACACTGCAGGTAGCAGATCACCTTTATGGTTTCCTCCTGCACGATGCTCGATGTGCTCATTGGCTCCTGAAAGATGCTATCCACATACTGAACATTCACAAGGCTCTTTTCGTAGTCCTGTAGTAGTTCCACCTGATTTTCAGGCATCTGCCTGGCATTGAAAACAGTATCTAAAAGAGCTCCACCATCACTTATGTTATTGGCTCCGAAATAGCTGTTAAGTACACCTACCAGCTCAACTTCCAAAGCGTCATAATCAAAAGCCATATTAAGAAGGTTTTAACCTCATTCTTACCTCTGTGCACATGCCATCACTCAGTGCGTTGGCTATAATGCCCACATAGGCTATATTCGTTCCTCTCACGTTTACCGTGATGTTTGCCTTTCCATTGGCATTGATAAAGTCTTTCAGACCGGGGAAATCACTATCAGTGTATTCTATCGTCCATTTATCAACACCATACTTGTTATCAGCCAGCTTAGCTTCACCGCTCATGTCTTTATACTTCACCTGGGCGGTTATCGGGTCAGCGTTGGCAGGTGTCCATGTCGCGCTATAAGCAAATACATTATCTGTAATACCCACCGCCACCTTAGCTACCTGATCAAAAAACGCCATAGACTGATTACTGAAAGCTGATAACTGATTACTGCTTATCCTTTCTTCAACAGCAGGCCGCAAGTGTTGATGCTGTTCACAACAACCGGTGCAGTATAGCACCATCCTGCCCATACATTGCCTGAAGAGGTTACCGTCAGGTAACCATCTGCTGTGTCCAGGTACAGCTTATCACCCACTGCAGGCGCATCACCCGTTTTCAGCGTCATGTTACCATAAGCACCTTCCAGCAATAACACCATGTTGCCAGCTGTGCCGGCAGCAAATGAACTTTCCGGAACACCTACAATGTCATTACCTAAAAGTATAGGTAGGCCAGGCGTAGCTATTGTGCTGTTAGAAGGTACCGATCCGCCGCTATTGCAGCCACCTGCAGGAATTGCTATCAGTATACTATCGCCACTGGCTATTCTGTTCTGTGCCATAAAAAATATTTAAAGAGTTATTTGATTTTTGAAAAATTGATTACTGAAAACAGATAACTGCTTATCTGAACAACATGTACGGGTTGATAGTAAGCACCTCCGTACCACTACCGGTAAACGTCACCATGTAATTAGTAAATGGATTTCCGGTGATCGTCTTGCTATACACCTGCTTAGCTACGTTAGTTACAGTGAACGAATCAATACAAGCATATGATGGTGTAGTTACAGTACTAGGCTCAGCGCTTGCCCATAGCTTTACCTTTCCAGCGCCCGTTCCTGATGTCAAAACAATGTTTGCCTGGAACGTGATACTCTGGAATAAGAAATTATTGATGCCGGGACCAACTTTAGCCCTGATGCTATCAGCACCCGTATTGGTTACAGTTTGCACAGGTGCCGAGTATGAAGGTCCGGCACCTGTAAAATCACCACTAATAGGTGCAGGGGGTGCAGGATTTTTAAGCTGTGCTGATGCGAAACTTACAGTGAATGCCATCAGTGCTGAAATCAATACGATCTTTTTCATCTTGAATTATTTGTGTTTTTCTACCGCCAAACCCCGCTTTAAGGGCGGGGCAATTGGCATCAATATGTTGTATTCGATTAGTCTCCCGAAACCGCTGCACCAGGGTTTTTGTACCAGCCCTGCCAGCCCCACATGGCGCATGCAAAGTCAAGACGTGCCTTGATCACCAGCTTATCGGTTTTCTTATCGATATAGCTTTCGGTAAACAATCCTTCCTGACCAGTCAGGTAGCTATGCACCATACCATCTACAGTAGTTGTTCCGATATCAGCGATCATGTACCATGCCAGCGGATCAGCCAGATATACATTCACATCAGGTACCAGGCTAGACCACATGTTTACAGCCTGAACGGTTGTAGGATATATGGTACGCAGATACTTTTGCGCTGTTGTCTCCAATTCTGGTGGTACCAACACAAACTTTGGTTGTATATCCAGTTCATTACCCTGTGGCGATTTCTGACGGCGCATTGCAGTACGTCCGGCGCTCAGTGCAGCATCAGTGATAGAACTTACACCGCCACCCGCTGCCAGGTTACCATGTGCAGCATGGAAAAGTGATTTACCATCAGGCGTATTTACGTTGCTGGTGATCATACCCCATACCTTTTTACTCTGGAACTGCTTGGCACCGATGCCTATAGCACGCGGTATATTGGTCAGTACGCTCAGATCATCATTGATGATGGTCTTACGGGTGATACCAAATGAACGGGCAAATGTCTGAAGCTGGATGGTCGCCTTTTCATCGCTCATCATGTTAGCCTCTTTGTATTCACCGTCTTCGCCCAACTCTTCAAAGGTCACAGCGGCGTCAAACTTAACGCCTGTTTTGGTCCTGAAGTCATCAGCTGCTACTTGACGGCTATACTGCATCCACTCCGGTACAGTTGGCTCATAGTTCATACGCAGGAAGCGTTTCACAGTCGATGTGAACAGATCAGGAAGATCAGTTGTATCGAGTGCGCGTTTAGCTACCTCTGCAGAGCTCATGGACATAACTCCCGGCACACCGTTCAGTGTCAGTATAGACCTTGCAATGTCGATGAACGACATGTGCTTGTAGTCATGTGCCTTCACATCCATGGCGCGGGTCTTGGTAGCCTCGTCCATAGCATAGAATTTCTGCACACTACCTGGCTGTGCACGATGCATCATACCCTCTGTCATTGCAGATATAATATGTGTGCGCTCGTCGCCTTTAGCAGCTGCACCACCAGCACCGCTACGACCGGCAATATTTGGGTCATTTTCTACCATCTTGTCATGTATTTTGGCCTTAGCCTGGTCTACGGTCAGTGACCTGTTACCATCTTTCATGGCTATCAGTTCATCTGCGAATTCTTCACCCATCTTGGCATTCCTCACAGCCGTGCGTATTTCTACACAGCGCTTCTGTTCATTTTCCAATGCACGGGTAATATCTTCCTCAGTAATAACCTTTGGTGCTGCCTGCTGTGCAGTTATGGCCGCTCTGATAGCATCCATGCTTAATGGCTGGCCATTATCGCTACGCTCAATGAGCTCGTCAGCGAATGTTTCAGAAAGGGATGCAGTACGTACAGCATCACGTATGTCTTTGCAGCGTTTACGCTCAGCGGTGATTGCTGCCTGTTTCTGCTCCTCTATTTGTTCTGGTGTCATATCAGACCGGTTTTGATTATAATTAAGAATTTTAATGTCGTTGGCATTCTTTTCATCTTCAGCTCTCACACTGCTCATAAAATCAGCAGGCACAGGGGCCAGAGATATTTCAAATGGTTCCCAATCCACCGCACGATAAGTTGGTGTTTTCTTAGGATCCTTATCAGGTACGCGCTCATAGCTCCATATACGGTAACCGGCGCTTATACCCTTAATGTTTCCGCTAACTATATCTTTCCATATATCAGCTTTACCATCTTGCTCAGAGAACTTTACAACAGCGCGACATTCACCATCTGCTACACTCCAACTGAGTACACTACCGTATTGGTTCAGTATGCTGTAATTCGAATGCGCATCGAGCAATGGAACTACACCACCATCCAGACGATCAGCCCTTATGCTTTTCTTATCGCAAACAAGAACTTCAAAGAAACTTTCATCAGCCCAATAAGGTGAGCGGTATACAGGATTTTCAGTAGCAAAAACAACAGGGAACGTTTTCTCCGTCGGGTTGATGCCCGCCGTGTCTATCGTTGCCCTTGTGAATATGATGCCTGCTTTCATTGTTCCTCAAAAATCATAAATACATCATGGCGCATTCCCGCCTATTGCCTTTTGCATAAAAAAAAACCGCGCTGAGAACAGCGCGGTCTAACAACCCTAACACTATGAAAAAACTACTTACTGCTATTTGTCACCCTGAGCCTGTCGAAGGGCTACTTACCCGTCGCTGTCAATTTACCCGCATCAGCTGGCACCGCGTCAAGATCAGCAGACCATTCAGCATGAATGCCGGCATCTTCAAAACGCTTCTTATCTTCAACTATCTGCTTGAATACTTCATCAGGATCATCACCGTTTTCACGTATCATTTGCTGCCAACTCTTGCGGCCCATGCGCGTTTCATTCTTTATGGCCCCCATTTCCTTTGCAGGATCTATCATGTCCTTACGCGGTGTGGTCCATGTTACGTTAATGCCGGCAGGTAATGACACTAAACCGCCCGGGCACGTCAGCAATGCTTCAAAAAACCATTTTACCACACCATCACAAAAGATGGGTATCACAGTCATCCACTGTAGATCTTCTATGGTCTGTTGAAAGTCTATACGCCCCGCTCTGTAGCTGCTGAAATTGACATTACTAAGGTCTCCTGTCAATACCTCATACATAACCTCATATCCCGCTGCTATTGCCCTATACTTGCTCTTTCTGTAGTCCTCTGCACCGGGCGCTGTAGGTGGTGTGCTGAATTTTATATCTTCACCTGGGTACAGGTGTGATATTGTGCCGGGTTCCAGCATTTCAAGATCTTCGCCATCGTCATAGTCTTTACGATCCAGGCTGATGTTGTCTATCTTATCAGGATCATTGGTAACCCTGAAAGCTGCAAAGCTGGCCTGTGTCTTTTTGGCCATCAGTTCAGCATCCTCATATTCATCAAGGTCCCGTTCAGAAATGATCGTAGTGGCAGCAGCTGGCACACCCCTGTTCTGTCCGGGAAAATCAACATGCAGCACATGTATGATATCATCAGCAAGAACCCTAACCGGCTGTGTATACCACTCACTCGGGTGACGTTGAAAAAGCCAGTAAGCTACACGCTTTCCGCGCTTATCATACTCTATGCCGTTCATGGTCCATCCGCCATTTGGTAGCACCTGGAAGTTGATGTAGTCGGCCAGGTATTCCATTTCCAGCACCTGCAGCTGTATCCCTATTGGCGATTCCGATAGTGGCACACGCCTGCGCAATACCAGCACCTCGCCATCACGCCTGAATGTTTTAGTAATTAACTTGGTCAGGCCATAAAAGTTAAGACGGCTATAGAAATCACATGTAGTTTGTTCAGCCCAGCTACGCCAGAAATTTTTTATAGTATTTATTGCAGGATGCTTATCACTTTTACTATTCTCATCATAACCAATCCTGAAACCAGCGGTGATACCGGTCCCCACAACACCATTACCGGTGCTATTGATGGCCCGTTTGCCGGTAAAGGTGTTTTGATACATATACCGTGCACGTTGCCTCAGCAGCGTCGCATCGGCGCCTATATCCTTATTAGGGCTCAGATTGTTCAGCGGAAAGCTGCCTGTACGGCTGCTACGGCTGGCACCCTCATATTTACGGTTCATTAACTCCCCACGGTGGCGATTGGCCATGCGCCTCACAGCAATTGCAGGTGCAACTACCATTATAGCCTTATCTATCATTCTTCCAAAGTCCATATCTCTTTTACCTTAAATTATTACTTGGAATCACATTGTCGCATTCCCCCACATTATCGCTTTACCCGCGCAACCCTTTTCTATAAATACCCTTCCATTTCCGCTTCGGAGCATTGGCTAACCCAAGATCCTGCTCCATTTCCGCCTTCAATGAATTCATCTCTGCCAATGTTCTGAAATGCACCTCCTTATCGCTATATTTTACAAACGTTGCACCCAATGCTATAGCAGAGCACAATTCAGTGTATTGTTCGGTCGTATAAGTAGCCATGATCAGTTATTTTATCTTCATGGATAGCTCCACAGATGTTATTTCAAGATTCGTCTGCAATTTACCCGCTATCTCACGTATGTTAGCTATTTCTAGGGCAATCGACGGGTAAACACCCTTACTGAAATCCAGTTTTTCAATACCTTCACGCATGCTGTCTTTGTGATAGCCAAACCGTTCTGCTATCACCGCATAGGTCATTTCGCAGTCCTTCCACAGCAGCCAGTGCAGCATCCTTCGCTTATCAGTATTTTTATCCTTTCCGCCTCGCCTGTCGGTGTTGTTATGAAAAAATTCCTCAGTCACATCCCACTTCACACACGCAGCATCGATCAGCATCTGATCAAGTGATTTCTTTTCAAGTTGGTATTTAATTACAGCCATAAAACGGGTATTTGAAGTAAGTAATTTTTGTACTGTAGGGGCTGGGTTCACCCCTGCCCGATAACACCGGCCACACCACACACTTTTTGCTTTTCACTTTTGCCCTTTGCCTTCCTCAGGTGGCATATACTTCGATCGCTGCACACTCAGTTTATACCACGGGTCGGGCATCACCCGCCCAACAGCGGTATAAATCCGCTCTTTGTTGTCCGTTACATAGGCCCTCAGGCTCTTATCCAGCTTGTTATTGTCACTCATCCACACCAGGTATTCAGCCGGCACCTCCACCATCGGTTTGCCCTTATATTTGCCGTAAGGCATCAGATCAGTGTCCTTCAGTACCTTGAAATTCACATTGAACGCCACTTTTTTATTATCATCCATAGTAAAACTGATATTATGCGTGAGATGATGGTACATTAACTTGCTTGCCATCAAAAAATAGTTGTCGTGCCTTGTCTTTTATCATTTTAGATGCTACTAGGTACCCATATGTGGTAAGTATGTACCCAACACCATCAATCTCAATAATGCTGGCATGACATCTGGAATTTTTGCCAAATAGACTATCGCTGCGAAATGCCTTTTCACCTGTCCATTCTATTTTATTAAATGCTGTTATGAATTCCTGAAGCGTCGAATAGCAAAATTTTTCGCAGCAGTTATGGACCATTTCCCTATGCGTAGATGATTCTACATATGCGGTACCAAGTGTTATTACATTTAGTATAATACTGGCTATCCTTTCACGCAACATTTCATTATTTCTTTTCATACTATTGATGTTTTTCATTGAGCCATTGAGCCATTTCGCAATTGAGCATTCACTACTTCCTTCTATTCCAAAAATCACCGCCCTTTCGCTTCTTACCCTCTTTTTTCTCACTCACCGTCGGCCCATCAGGCTGCTCACGTTCTTCCAGTTTCTTATCCTCAGCATTATTGCCATTTGTTGTGGCGCTCATAATACCTCCCTCTCCTTTGGAGAGGGCCGGGGTGAGGCCTCCCGTCTCCTTATCCCACCGTGCATCATTCCACCTGTCAAATCCCAGCATAAAGGCCGCTGCCATGGCGTATATACGGCAGTCTAGTGGCTCATTTCGCTCATACTTCTTATTCCACTTATACTTTATCGCATTGGTCTGTTTATTACGTACTGGTGATCGCTCTTCAGCTGTCATACCACGGAAATAATGCTCGGGCATTGGTAACAGGTGACAAAACCCTTTCGGCACCTCTCCATCCTCTTTTATTTCCAGTCGCAGCCATCCATAAAGCAGTTCTTTCAGGTAGCTGGTGCCCACCGGCCACACCTTACCGCGCTTCACATTCTTTCCCTGTTCAGTCTTGGTAGTTATCTTAGGGGCGCTGTACGGCATTTCAAGGTTTTCACGTCCCTGTATCGGCACCACACGCTTTATACCATGTTTCCGGGCGAAGGTGTGCACATGATCACTCGCATAGTTCGCATCTATACACATTTTCCTGATGCCTATTCGCCCTCTCTTGTCAGCCTGAGCCCCGTCGAAGGCCTCAAATTCCCAAGTTTCATTTAAGATATCACTCAACTGCTCCCATACGTCTTCTTTGGTAGGGTCACCCATCAGCACACGGTAGTCTATCTGCTGGCTAATGCGACCTTTCTGCCAGCCTACAATATCTATTTCCAATCGATTGCCTTGCACGTCAACACCTGCAGTAATGAATGCCGTAGACTGCCATACCTGGTTACGTTCGATTTGGTTTTCCTGGGCCCGCTCAAATAGTTGCTGCCAAGGCGGTGCAATTCCCTTTTCTTTGAATGGCATCCCAAGTATCGTATTGATGAATGCTTTCTTTCGCGGCTCGTCATTTTCGCACTTATCCCATTCTTCAGCCATTTCCGTCCAGCTATACCATCCATCAGGGCTATATAACGCACTCAGCCAGAACCCTATCACCTCCGGTCTGCTCTTCTCAGGATATTTTGCCAGCCACCTGGCCCGCCCTTCATCAGGATGGCCGGGTATATACTCGCTCTTATCCTCCTGTAGCATGAAAGTCTTATGGTGATTGTATATTTTCTTTTCACAGTGAATGCACTTATAGTGCACATCCTTATAAACACCCTTTTCCCATATCAGCTGTGCAAATTCCAGCGTTTGCAGTTGCATGCAGTGTGGGCACGGCACCCAGTATTCATTCTGATCAGTATCTTCATACTCACCCTGTATCACACTGGCACCATCTATCGTCGGTGTCGATGGTATGAATAGCTTCTTTCTGCTGCCAAACGTCAGCATCCTTCGTTCTAGCAGCGCCAGCGGGCTACCTTCACCATCCACATCACCAGGATAACGGTCCGCTTCATCCGCCACGGCCACACGTGCCGGCACACTCGCCAGGCTGGCCGCACTATTTGCACCACCAAAGAACGCCGTACCACCGGGCACATCCTTTTGCGATAGAGTATTGCCGCCGTCCTTACTTCGTTTCTTACCCACCTTGGCCTGTAGCGTAGCGCAATCCTCTATCATAGGGTCCACGGTCTGCTTCACCTTGCGCTCCATCGTCTGTATGGTAGGCATCAGGTAGAAGATCGGGCATGGCACCATGTCCATGTAGTAACCCACTATGTTAAACCCCGCCTCACTGGCACCTATCTGGCTGGCCTTCATAAAAGGTACCCGCATATAAGTGCTCCGGGCGCTCATGCAGTCCATCGGCTTACGCAGGTAGGGTGTTCTGTTCACCCTATACGGGCCAGCCTCAGCGCTTCCTTTAGTATTCAATATCCTGTGCTTCTCCGCCCACTGCGTCACCGTTAATATCGGCTCAGGCTTCAAACCCTTCAGAAAACCACCTATCAGAATAAACGCATAGCTTGCCCCGTTGCTAGTGTGGTGCGCATACACAAACCACAATACAGTCAACAGGCACAGAAACCACCGCCAAAACCGCTTATTACTCAGGTACCACATTTGATGTTACTTTATTCAAACATTTTTTGTTGTCTCACAATTTCCATTCTCTCTCTGCCTCTCGCTAGATTATAGAACTCTTCCTCTTTTTCCCAACATATATAGTGACGATTCAACGCGCGACATGCTTCTATTGTCGTACCGCTTCCTACACAATTATCAATTACCACAAACCCTTCGTTGGTATATGTTTTTATCAGCCATTCGAATAACTCAACAGGCTTTTCAGTTGGATGAACAGTAGCATTATCAGAATTGCCAAACAGCGCACCATTCCAATTACTTATCCTTAACACACTAGTGGGATACCTGGAACCATCATCACTATATTCCATGGCATTTATGGCTCCATATCCTTCGTATCTGGTCTCATACTTCAGGTAAAAGACCTCAATCGTTTGTTCCCTTTTACGCTCACCCACGCTCAGACATTTGTTGGTTTTTTAATGCAGTTTCAATGATATCACCCATCCGTTCCAACATATCGCTTATAATATCCTCCATCACAATTATTGCCTCGTTGCGGTCCTTCGCACCCCTTACATCGTCAATGCACTTGTTAGGCAGGCGCTCTATTTCCTTTCTCAGTTCCATCCCGGCTACCTGCAGCTGCTTTTCCACATCACTCTTTCTTATCAGCAGGCCGGCCAGTTCATCGGCCCGCATCTTCTTATATCGTGCTTCGTTATACTCCTTAACCCTTACCGCCTCTATCAGGTCCACCTTCACACCTGGCGTAAAATCGTTCAGGTCGGTAAACAGATCCATCTGGTCAGCAAACACATTGTTCACTCGCGGTATAAAAGGTGTCACATATCCCGGGTCACCATTGGGTGTGTCGTCTTCAGCAGGTATGGCTACCGGTGGCGGCGCTGGTGCAGCTGCTGGCCGGGGCTGTATACCTCCCTTCGGAGTGAACACCTTGCCCTTAGCCTCCATTTGCTTCCGGTAAGGAATGCCCCATTCCTCTTCAGCGATCTCATACTTGAATTTCTGTAAGTCAACATCCCATCCGTTTTTTATCTTGCCGGCATTTCTGGCATCACTGATCGTGGCTTTAGCCATTCCGGTCATCGCTGCATATTCTCCTAAGCCAACAAGTGTAACCGCCATAATACTTTAATAATTACATTACTATCTGCCATCCCGTCACTCCGAACACCCTCCCGAACACCCTCCCGAACACTTCCCGAACACCCCGTTCGGATAAAAAAGGCACTGTCGCTAGCGATTTCTTGGGGCTCTGCGTAGTAGATC